GATAATGCTGCTTTCCGCGAATGCTTTGGCAGTAGCAGCGATCTTTTCTCCAATACGGATTTTTCCCTCATCGGTCTGCTCGGCTGCATAATCCTCCATGGCCTGATTGACCATCTTTTCGAGCTGACCGCGGCCCCGGTTCGTAATAACCTGCGCCTTTTTCGCCTGGATTGTCCTCATGAACTCCGAGGATCGCCATTCATAGGCCCTATCCACGGCCTCCTGCAGCTTGTGATCATCCCCGATCGCTTCGTTATAGTTCGTGCGAATGCTTTTTATGAATTCATCAGCTTCTTTGTCGAAGTTCTCAAAATCCGTTCGCATCCTGAAGGATTCAGCGGCATCCTCCAGGTCACTTCTCATTTGAGATTCGAGCTCGGATGCTTTTACCCGGCGCTCCGCTTCGTCGATCACATCAAAAACCCGCATCCCGTACTGGCCTGTCTGTTCTATCTGTGCCCCTGCCCTTGCAAGTGCGGAATAAGGAGCAGCCGCAATCCCCGGTGACATTTTCGGGGATCTGATTACCTTATCTGCTTGTATCCGTGGAATACGTGGCATTTATTTCCTCGCCGCATAAAAGCCTAAGCCGGTCTGCCCGAGCCCCGTTAGAAACGTGCTAATCCCTCTCATCCTGCCTGCTTTCTTGGCCTGTCTGCCATAAAATCTCTCAAGCCGTGCTTCTTCCTTGCCGCCGCGCCTTATGGCCAGTGCTTCTTCTTCACCTTCCCGCGCTGTCTCTGCCATGATAAGCAAGGGACTTCCCTCTGAAATATCGACCCCTGCCTTGGCAAAGAGGGCCCGTTGCGTTCCGAGCAATTTTCTCGTCTTTTCCCTGGAGGCCTTTTCTTCCTGAGCAGATTTCCGCTCTACAATCCGGGCGCTGTATTCATGGGCAACCCCAGCCGCCCGGCCTTCCTGAACAGCAGAAAGCCCGCTGGTCAAGGCACCTACCCCAGCCATAACAGCGAATAAAGTAACTGGATCAGCCATGGCTAAATATCCTCGAGTACATAATCATATTTTCGTTGCTTGGTCCGTATGCCCTCATGAGCCCTTCTTCCTGAAAGCCCAAATGCTCCATGAATCGCTTTGCTGCATCGAAATCCGGGTAGATCACCGCTTGAATCCGTATGAGCTTGTGGGCTTTCACGATCTTTTCCAGGTGCTCCCGAAACAATTTGAAGCATGTTTTCTTGTACCTATAGAATGAACCTGAAAGTAAAGCCCATGCTTCGCCGCGCTTCCAATCCAAAAGAATAATGCCAGCAGAAAGAACAATTTCACTATCGATAAAAAGAGTATAAGCCGGGCCGCCGTCTTTCCAGCCCTGTGCAAATGTTCTCCATTCGGAATAAGGCTTAATGCCTCGTTCCCTGACATTGCGTTCAATAATCTTAACACCGTGTATCGGCTCATAAGGCACTACTTCAACTTTCATTGACCGTCACCCATGGTACGATCCCCAAAATCGTCATAGGCAATGGATCTTCCTGCAGTATGGAAATCGTGGCTTCATCGGCCCACTCTGCGTCAAAAATGACCTCAAGATCATCCGTGGTTAGGGATCCAGACGTTAAATCGGTGAAATCCTGCAAATTGGTTTGATCCGGCCCGTATTGAACACCATCGCCGGTCTGATAGAAACCGACTGTGATCCGACTAATCTTTTGTTTCTTACCCCTGGCGGTTCCCAACTGAGCGCCTGCATTCAATTTCATGGGCTCCACAATGCTCGTATAGGGCAATCCCACATGAATTTTGTTGCCATACCAATCAAGGCTCACTACACCGGATGAAACGGTTTCGGCATCGTGCTTTACTCCATCGATCAGGATAGCTACCGATTCCCCCTCGAGATGGGTCAAATTCGATAAGCTATTGGTGACTTTCGTAACCGTGCCCCCGCTCGTATAGGCTGTATATTCGGATGAATTCACACCGGAGAGGGCAAAAGTTCCGGCATTTGGATCCGAAGAAGCCACGGTATAAGCCGTATCGGTGCCGATATTGATCTCAGTCATACCTAAGACGCCTTGGATCCGTACCTTGTCACCGTTATTTAAGGTATGGCCGGATGCTGTCACTACAGCGGGATTTGCCTTAGTTATTCCCGTTATGGTCACGGCATCCCCACCATCCCAGGTTAGGCCTGAATGCACAAAGAAACCGTCCTCTATCTGCCCGAAAAACTCTATGGGCTTGAAATACTCGACATATCGTTTCGTATTTCCGCCTATAGTTCGGTTCACGATTAGCCAAATCTCATCCTCGACACCTTCCTCTGAGATAACGGCGATTGATTCAAAGGTTCCGTCTGTTACTACGCGAAACCAGGCATAGATATTTTCCTGCGTCTCATAAGTCATGCCCAAGAGCTGACCGTCTGCGCGAATTGCCCACAAGATAGGCAAAGGTTCTCTCTGGAAATCAATCTGAGTGATGCCGGATAAGGCTCTTGTGCTGCCCAAGGCGATATGCTTTGCAATCCGGGTCATATCAGGAGCGATGTATTTATCCACTTCAAAGGAATAAAGAAGCTGCCTCACGCTGGTTCCGGCGCGAGTTACCCATAAGATAGAATCGGTTACAATTTCCGGCTCCAGGTCTTTGCAGCTCATACTAAGCTGCTGTTTTGTATTGATATCGGTTGGAGTAAGGGGATCTCCGGGAGAAGTAGCGCCCATTTTCCAAATACCGCCGACAGTTCCCGCCATGAGATAATCCAAACCCAGGAGCCAATAGATCCGGTCTATCCGCTGGGAAAGGATTGTGTATTGGATAGCATCGTCGTCGTCTGTGCCTAAATCGAAATTATCAAAATCAGCGGAAACACTGCAATTCAGCGTTTGCGGATCTTCATCTGAACCGGCAAGGCATAGACGCTGTTCGAAAAACGTGCCGCATGAGGGATATTTGTTCTCTATCAATGAATTTGCCGGTGCCCCGTAAAGATTTTCCTGAGCATATCCACCCGATGTATAAGCAGCATATTCGCTTGAATCCTCTTCAAATAATCGAAAGTTTCCTCCAGCTCCGGTAGTAATGGTCGTGACCATGAAATACCGTTCATTTACTTCCGTCATTCCTGCAACATTGTCGATATAAACGGTATCGCCTACTGTCAATGAGGTCGGAACAGTGGTACAGGTGACGACAGCCGGATTTGCTTTGGTAATGCCGGTAATCTCCATTTGATCGCCGATTAGGGTAAACATATCCGAGAGGGTCCAAGACGTATGATCCGTCCGGGTTAATTCTTTCGGGGGATAATCGGGGTGAAAAATATAAAGATAATCAGCACTTTGAACGGTTTTGATCCCGAAAACATCTTCAGCGGCGTAGGGCGTAGTTACCTCATAGGCAGTTGCACCGCCCCCGGTTAAGGCTCCGGTATCGGCGAAAGGATATTCTTGCGTGGGAGGGGTGAAATTGCTCGTCCAGCGGGCTACGCCTTTTGAAACTCGGAATTCATCGATCCAGCCGTTTGTGTGCGTAGTAGTATCGGGATGAACACTTCGATACCAGGCTGCGCCAACCCAAAAATCACCCGCTATATTGGGCCATGTAGCAGAGACGGTTTCGGTATCAATTGCGGTTCCATTGATACAAAGAGCCCAGCCATTACCAGCACCGCCCCATCCCCTAATCACAGCAATGTGATACCAAATACCAGCGGATATACTGGCGGTTCCCGTCAGAGTTACCTCATCGGCACCGCCGCCGGATTGAATGGTGAAGGTAAGTGTATCTTCACTGTCATCGTAATATAAATTGACTAAATTATCGTCATCTGCCCGTTGTGTAAATAACCCCCCATCACCTGAATTTTGCCGATACCAGAAATCAATCGTTACGGCCCCGGTGCTCATGTTAAAATCGGCATGATCGGCAATACTGACATAGTCTCCCGTTCCGTCAAATAGGATTGAGCCTGTGCCGAATACAGATTGAGCAGTATCTATCTGAGCATCGCCTTCAGCAGATGGGGCATGTCCGGTATATCCACTATCTGTGATGGTGGTGCTTTCATCCGTGCCGTCACAATGCAGGAGCATTTTTGTATAGCTATCGACGGTACAAACTAACCCATCTTCTTTGAAGAACCTGAAATACTGATCTCCGGCCTCGATCACATAAGATTGAATCGTGGAGAATTGGAAGGGAATAAGTCGGGATTGCTTGCTCGAATCCTTTGTTTCCAGGGCAAAATAGGTGCCCGGCATCCTCGTTGCCCCGCCCTCGACGAGCGGGATCATGTTTTCTAAAGTTCGACAACCGGAATAGTATTTTTCGAGATCGCTTCTTACATCCAGTTTCGGGGAAAGCTCACCGGCATTGAATGAAGAGATCAAAGGAGTGGCTTGCGCCCCGAGGAAAACAAGGGCGAAAAGACAAAGAACTATGTAGCTAATTCGCTTTACCATCCTGCATCTACCCAATCGCTAGAACCTGTTTCATTTCTGACGTAATCAGAGGATTGATTCAGGCCCTCAGCTCGTTTTAAAGCACCGTCATATTCTTTCATCATGGCGACGAATTTTTTATCATCTTTTGGAATGATAGGTGCCAATTCAGCGGCCAGCCTGTAGGCCAGGGCGGAAATGAAATGAGCGCTGTACTTCGCAACATCCGTTAGCCTCTTAATATAGACCAATTCAAGGGGATAATTCCCATCGTCGTAATTGATGAGAAGCACCTTGCTATCATCCGATAAAGTCTCCACAACATAGGAATACACATTGCCCCGGAGCTTCAAGAGCTGGTATTCGTTGAAATTGGTATTGTATCCACCAATTCCTTTGATCGCGGCATCGAAATCCCTCTGTTTAGCAACCTTCAGGAAATTATCGGGCAGGAGATAGGCGAAGTAATACTGGCCTGTCAGCACAGATGCCATGTTCACCGCATCCAGGTCGATATCCGCTGTGCAAGGTGTAGCCGTGTATTCAGCATTCGCCGTCACAGTCCAGGCTGCTACCGATACACCGTTTACGGTCCCGAGAGCCTGTAAAGCTGTTTGAATATCACTGGCATCATTGTTACCTGGCGTAGCATTGGCCAGCTTGACAAGGATGTTTTGCGAATCATCGGGATCCACGACAACGGAAAGAGCATCAGCGCTGTTTGAATAGACTTCGATTGATATATCCAAGGTATCAGCAAGATACTTATCGGCGGCAAAATAGAGATGCTTCCCATTGCCGCAATTCAGATCTATCCGTGGAGCAACCTTGGAGAGCGTGGTTCTCGTCTTGGCGAAATTCCAGTTCCCCGCCTCGAGAACCTCATCACGCACGTATTCCCATGCAGCATAAGCAGCCGCAGCAGAAGGCTTTGTGCGTGCAATCCACTCCGCCGATGTGAGCAGTTTCTCTCCGAGCCGCTGAAGCCCGAAATTGACGACACCGAGTTCAGTGTAAGCCATTGCTTCCTCCGTTTTGTTAGGGAAACGTTAGCTTACAGCGGTTTCCTCTGTTTCTGCCTCGGTTTCCTCGGGATTTTGAGCCTTTTTAATGGACGCAACCAAATCCTTCTTGCTTACCCCGGGTGCGATATTGATTTCAGGGAAATGCTTGGCGATCTCCCTGAGTTCCTGCATTTTCAAATCATCGAGATCTTTTTTCTCTGTTTCCGGCTCTACCGCAACCACTTCAGGAACCTTCTTAAATCCCTGTTGTATCTTACCAGTTCTGTGCCTATCCGCTGAGGTCTTGTAATAAACCTCAGTTCCGGGCGGAAATCCCTTAAAATATTTGGCAACGGGATCTATCGGGTTGATCAATGCCTCATCGCCGGGAACATAGTGAATTTTGGTCTTTGAATCCCAGCATTCCCGAATACATTTGACTTTGAACTGTTCTATCTCTGGCATGATATACCTCTTGATTTGTATTGAGGGGGGCAATAAGCCCCCGCTCAATGGTTACAGGTTATCCGGCTTAATCAGCCGCGCCGTGAGGCCCAGGACCGAACCAGATATCGGATGCTCCGGCTGTTGCGTTTTCAGAAACAACCTCAAAAAGAGCCCTCGCATACTGCAAGAGTGGCGTCGATCCGCATGGAATGAAGAAATGAGCCCCAAGCGTTAGGCTTGCCACCGGAATAAACATACCGGTGTGCTTTGTCGTCGGAGCTGTAGCTGCTCCATGGGCAATCCATAGAATACAGCCACTATCTAAACCGGTGTAGGCTGTCTTTACGACCATGTGAAGGCCGAAATTGCCGCTTTTATTCACTGCTGGCGTAGTTACACCGAAATTTACTTCATCATCGGTATATTCATCACCAGCATTTCCCAACACCTGATCTTCGCAAAGCAGATGTAAATAATCATACATAGGCATGGTGTTTCTCCTTCTAAATTGCTATGAATCTGTTACGTTACCCTCTTTCCTTACCAAAGAACCGTTAGGACAGCTCTGTCTCGGTCTCCAGGAGCTTTTCGGCCAAGAGCACCGGGATTCCTCTGAATTTGGTAACATTCCTTCCGAACGCCTCATCAAAGGAGTATTCCACGTTGTTCTTATCCTTCACCCGGATATCCATCTGCGTACAGATCTTCCGTCCCGCAAGAATAACGGTTCCAGGAGCGGCCCCGCGATCAGGCAGGTTGTTGATAGCCGTGATCAGGTCGTCGTCGCTGAAGATATTGGCCTCTCCAGAAACTTCGATATTGCATATCCTCTGGACACACCGCTCATCTTCAACCACCAGGCCCATAAACCACTGAAAATGAGTCATGAGCACTTCCATGTACTTGACATTGGTATTTGCTACCTCTGTCAACATATCCGTGATCTGACCCTTATCCTCAATGTTCAGACCGCCAGCCGGAAGGTTTTTCGGGTAGATACCGTAAACCCCATCAGGCCCGAGCTGCAGGACGAGAATGCTTGTGGTGTCTCCACCGCCGCCGCCGCCATCGATCACATTATAGGGCCATGAGCTGTCGCCGTTAGGCGCAGAGGTTAATGAATTGAACCGGGTAATAAGCCCATTGAAGGCCCCCGGATCCGTGGCAAGATTGCCATAGAGCACAAGATTTTCCATTTTCTGAGTCATTGCCTCGATCTTCCTGCTGTCCTTCTGCTGTCTCCATGCGTTCGGATCGTTCTGGATCTTCCAGAGGTTATAATCAACCTTGGAGTAATCCTCGACCATCGCAATCGGATCCGTGAAAGGAGTCACATGCGAAGTCGTGGGCGAAATGTACTCATTGAATCGCCTGGTGCCCGGTGTAGGCAAGTACGATTCCCTAGTACCGATGTTGCTCATGATCTGATTGGATGCTACCATCGGCAACCGCTCCGTGAGAGGGCACTTGCGGTTCAAAACCTTGGCCGCAAAGAGATACTGGCCCTTGGCATCCATGGAGCTATATTCATTTACGACGTCCATAATGGTGTCGTAACCTAAAACAGCCGTTGTTCCCATCTTCTGTTACCTCCGAATCATGCGTTATTCGGCGGCGTCGGGCTCTTATCGTAGATAATGCCCTCCTTTACCTGGTCTCCCTTCAGTGGTGTTCCTTGAGGGCTGAAATCCTCGCCCATCGCCTTGCCGACGCTCAAAAGGAATTCCATCAAAACGTCGTCGTGGCCAACTCCGTGCTTTGCGGTCCATTCGTCGAATTCGGAATTGGCAAACTTCTTCCAGCCGCGTTTGATAAATTCCACGTTCTTGTCAAAGTCGGTTCCCCACTTGGTTTTCAGAGCAGTTTCGGCATCGGTTCTTGCCTTTTCGTTGGCCTCTTCCTCCGCCTGGATCAGCCCGGCAAGAAAGGTGTTCCATTGCTTGCCGATATAAGCCGCTGTTTCCTTTGGCAGATTGGCCTCGAAAAAGACGCGTTGCGCCCAGGCGACCATGTTGGCATCGTTTTCCTGTCCCTCGATCGCCGGAAATTCATACTCTTCCGGTTTCTCGGGAATGCCCATAGCCTTTCTGTAAGCTGCCTTCTCCTCGTCGGTTGCCGATTCCCCTAGTTTCGGGATGGAATTAGCAAGTTTCCCCTCCAGGTCGGTTGCCTTCCCTTCGAGCGTTGACTTCTCCCCTTCCAGATTAGAGACTTTCCCTAACGTATCGATATGAGCCTTAGCGAAGTCGCTCAAGGTCTCAAACGAGGTAAAGGCCTCATGTTCTTTCAGGTCGTCGCTCAACTGAGCTATCCATTCACCCGCCATAAATCCTCCATTGTTTAATGTTTATGTTTGAAATATTCAATTTGCCGCAACCTTTTCTTGGCTGCTTTATAGGAGAGAGGTTTGCTTAATGCCTTCCCACTCTCCGAATAGACTTTGTATTTTCCTCTGCCTACTGACCGAATCATCACACAATCCTTATGGTTTCGTCCTTGAATTCTTGGATAACATGGGTAAGAGCTAAGTCTAAAGCAATGCCTACATCATACTCTGCTGCATCTGTTTGCATTGCAAAATGCTCTTGCAGTTTGGCTCGCAATGTCTCCTCATTCCAGCGCCTAATCAGCCGGAATTTCTCGGTGTCGATATGCTGTAATATCGCAAATTCAAGCCCAGGCATCACATAGCCTCGATTGCAGTCTTGAGATCATTGACAGCACTTGTGAGGGTATTTATGGCCTCTGTCAAAGCTCTTATATCCATAAATGGTTGCCTTACCCATTCGAGTTCTTTGGTGTCCCACGTAAGAAGGCATACTCTCAGAGCTCCCGTTTTTTCATCTGCCTTCAGGCGTGTTGGCTTACCTTCAACATCTTCCACGGCCCCGGCAAGTTGCGTCCGTTCGATCTCAAGGGCGCTAGTTGGCCTGCCCCGCTGTGGTTTTTTACCCATTACGAAAGAACAGGATGCCCGTAAAATATGATGATAAGCTGCCCGGCATTGTAAACGCCGGTTGTAGCGGCCGTATCGCCTTCAACCAGATAAATATAGTCGTCGGCTGTCAACCCAGGCGCATCGACCACGTAACTATTTCCGGCTGCTACTCCACCGAGATTGCATTCAGCCTCCCCCGCAGCACCATCGTATTCGAGAGTACCCGAGGAATTCCCAGCTAAATCAATATCTGTGGTGATAGTGGCCGTACCTTGGCCCGGTGTTTCGAGGCAGATCACTTCCACGCGATAGACAACACCGAAACTGGCCGTGGTATATTGGCATAAATAAGCAGCGCCGCCAGCAGCAAGACCAATAACATCATTCGCGGCATCGCCTTTACATGCCAACCCTGTAATATCCACATGAATCGTTGTGATTATGTGATCATTAAAGGTCCTTTGGAATACACGCGGCGAAAAAGCGGTTCCCAAGGCACCGGCGCCATGGCTATCAGGTTGCCCTACATCGGTGGTTATGGGTTTGGTAAAAGTCATTGGATCGTCTATACGCGTAGCCCAAGCAAAGGGAATAGCTACCATCAAGATAGCGACAATCACCCAACCTAGAATTCTCTTCTTCATCTTTCTTCCTCCTGTGTTGTTGTTTTAGGCGCGACACTCGCCAGCGCCCTGACTACCTGTTCTAAAGTGTTATCAACAAAGATACCGCAATAATGCAGTATCGCCATCCCAACGTCATATCTTCCGATTTCTGCCGGATCATGGGGATTTAAGGCCTGCCCAAAATGACAGAAATCGCGCAAAATAGTATTCAAAACATCTCGCCCAACATCGCTCTCGAGCAAAGTAAGGCGGAATTTAGCTGTCAATTCCTCAAGTTCTTTCTTGCTTTTGGGCATTACGCCTCTCCCTCTGCCATAAGGCTCTCAAGAGGACTTCCCGGCTCCGGTGCCTTTCCTGCTGCCGGAAGTGCCTTTGCTATCTCAGAACCGGCCTCTATCGTTTGCGCTACTTGCTGCTGCTGTTCTCGTATCTTCCGAATCTTGGCGATTGCTGCATCATCCCTAGTTGCCTTGCTCGGAAATCCTACCGATTCCAAGAGGATCCGGGCGGTTTCATCGGGATCGATAACGTCTATTACTTGTGGTTGTATCTCTGCCAGGGGTCCAAGTGCCTCGATTCCTGCATTGATACCCTGGGATTTAAAGAGTTTCTTTTGCGCCTGACTCAAAGGGCCCATGTAGTCAATCTCAATGCCGCTTTCCGTGTATTCCAGGAGAATATCGGGGGGCTCGGGGATTCTTCCTGCCCTCTGTTCTATGGCGAACATCCGGTCATGAATAGGGTTTGCGTCCTCGGATTCCATTCTGCCTATCCGGGGTCCTAAGACAGCCGCCTTCTCGCCCATCATTTCAACCACTTGTGTCGCAGTGATATTGCGATTTTCCTGTGCGGTCTGAGAAAGCAAAAGAAAGAAGTCCACAAAGAGATGTTCCCGGATCTTCTGATCTATCCGCTCTTGCTCATCAATCGCAAAGGGCAGAGCTGAGACAGTGTTAAGCATCTGAGGGATCTTGTCTTTGTTGTAATTCTGCATAAACGTCCAGCCCTTCGGCCCGGTCTGGACTAATCCCCTCAGATCTTCAGGACCGATCATGGGAGGCTCAGCCATCTTCTGAGCTGCAATGAGATTTGTTCTAGCGGCCTGGTTTCCCCTCATTACCTCTGCAAAAGCATCCCAGCAGGGCGATCGGCCATACCACTCATCATTGTTCTTGCGCCATCTCCAGCAAATAAAGGGACGCTCATCATACCCGGATTCCAGGAGAAGATTTACGTTTGATCTGCCCTTGGTGCCCGTTAGAAGAAACCACATGGAAGCATAGGGCTTATTGAGCTTATCCACTTTGTAGGGATCGTATTCATCCCGAGGAAAGATAGCATGGAGAACCTCGAGCTCCTCATGCCGGTTCTTATTGTACCTGTCCTCAAAATCGGTCATGGCATTTTGCATTGTCTCAGCGCCGAACTTCTTGACGAGCTGCCGCAAGGTGAGCTTGTATTGTCGATATCTTGTATCCACTTCACCGAAAGCGTTTTCCGCGATGTAGCACTCACGGAAATGAGGTAGTGTGAAGATAATTCGGCCGGCGTCCATATCTTCCTCGATATCCACATTCACGGTTCCAATGGTAATAGCATCCTTGACCTTCTCAGGACTGATATCGTAGAAATTAGAGCGAAGAAACGCTGCATACATGACTTCCTCGCAGGATTCCAGCCAGTTCTTAACGTCCGGGTATTCATCCATGCGCTTGCCGGACCATGCTCTCATGCCGGACCAGCGAGGAAAGTTGAACTTGCCCGGAAGGGTGTATTCAAACCAGCGGAAGGAGCGCGAAAAGGAGTATCCTGCAAGGCCATCGGAAGAAAGGTTGACCGCACCTAGAGCAGTGCTGTCATAGACCTGTCTCCCTGTTTTGTTCCCCTTCTGTCCGGTCTTTCCGCTAACAGTACGTCGGCCATGGTGGATATAGGTCAGAATATCGTCTATCATGCCCTCGTATGGTTGCCGGATCTGCTTGAGAACCTTGAGGATATTCAGGCAATCCTTTCCTTTTTCTTCATCTGAGCGTTTATCAGCCATTTCTTATCCTAACGAGGTTTTAAGCACCGAAGCCGTGTTACTCAGTCCTTGAGCTCCGGTGAGAATGGTTCCTCTCATTCCCCGGCGTTTCCTCAGTCTCTCTGCCTCTGCTTTAGCTGCTTGAGCAGCAGCGGCTTCGTCCTCAGTCGTCGCTTGTTGAGCAGGCGCCGGATATGAAATCTTTGGCTTTGAGAATAATGCAGCCATCAGTTTTCTCCTTGAAGTCCAAAGGTCAAAGGATCGTAATCCTCGTTTACTTTGTTTGCTATGTTCTTGCGGAGCGTGACCAGCTTCAGGGTATTGACAGAGCAGTAAATCACTGCATCGCCCTTGTCCGGTGATCTGCCCAGCGGTATCGCAGTTTTATGGAGCCTGGGCCCATGTATCAATTGCTCCTTTGATTCAATCTGTATTCCTTGAGGCGTTAAGGCCCAATGAGGAGCGCAGAGATCAGCCTTCAATTCAGAATCCGGGGGAAGGGCGATATTATCTCCGGTTTTCGGATCCAGGGCCTCCCGAAATCTCCACCAAAGCTCTGCTCGTTTGTTCCTGGCCTTCAATGTCTTGCTTGCCTTATCCGTGAAACCGGGATCCGCAGCCTCAGCTCCGTTTATGGCCACCACCTGAACCTCGTTGCTCTTGAGATGATCCACGACCGAACCGCCTACCCCTATCACGTCCACATGGACAGGTGCCCCGTTTCTCACACAGGAAAAGATGATACCAGCAGCCGTACCCCCATCAGGAGTAACGGTGCCCGGAAAAGCCTGGAGTGGCGCATACCAATTGCCATAGCGTGTTGCCACGATGGTTTGAGCACGGCCACCCCTGGCAATATCGGCGCCTATAGAATCCATTTCCCCTTTCTTGCCGTCCTCAGACCAGCGTTTCATCGCAGCCTCAACCCATCCAGTAGGTATCACCTGCCAAATGCTGTCCTCCACACCGGCCCGGAAGTCACCGAGGAGCATTTGAGAGCGTAGGGGTTCCGGAAGGGCCTGGAGTATGGCCTCATAACCGGATTCAATCATGAAAGGATTGTCTTGCACTTTGGAAGGGATAAAGGTACGGGAAAGCGGTTGCACCCACATTCCTTTATGCAGAAAGGGATCCCCGTTTTCACATTCGATATCCTTGCCGTCAATCGTGGTGTACCAGCGCAATTCGCCGGGCTCTGCAGGGTGAGGATGCTGGGGATCCAGCCAGGGCCCCCAAAACCTCGTCACCCATTGGCCCTCTTCATTGGTTGGGGGATTGCCGGTACATACCACGCGCTTTCGAGGATTAGGACCACGAAGCCAGCCAATAAGAAAGCGAAATTGAGCTTCCAGGAAGTGAGTAATCTCATCGAAACCCTTGAGATCATGAGGACGTCCCTGGTATTTGATTTCACTGCCCGGATCCTTGCAAGAACCAAACTCGATCTGTCGGCCATCCCCCCGCCATACGTTATCCTTGCCATTCCATCCTTCCCGGCTTTTCAGGATCTCATTAAGCAAGCGGTCCTGGAGAGCAAGGTGCTGGGTAGCTTCCCGGCGATAGATGATAGTACGCTCATGAGCTGTCAAGCCCAGGCCAAGGAGTAAATCGCTTTTGGATCCACCCGCAGCGCCGCCAAAGAAAAGAATATCTGCCGGGCAGTAGTAGGCATCACTTTGAGGACCGATCAAAGGCACCCAAATGGGAGACTCCTCAGCTATAATGCCGGTGACTTCTTCCCGTTCATCATCGCTCAGGTAGTTGAGCAAATCCGCTATCTCACTGATCTTTTGCGCTGCTGTCGGCATCTGCTTTCTTCCGTTTCAGTGCTTGCTCGAGTAAAAACGCTAACTTGGTTGCTGCCTCGAGGTTTGTCAGGCCTCCCTCGATAGAAATAGGCCCGCCACTAGGCCCGGAGGCTTCGATTGCTTTAACGTCCTTCCAGCGTTCCGGCTGTCGGTTCTTCAGCCAGAAAATCATGCTTGTCGGATCAGCCGGGATAAGTTTGGAAATCTTCTTAGTGACCGACATTTCCAGATCAACCAATTCAGCAGTTTCATTCTTTTTGCGAATGATACAAGGTTCCCTGGTAGTTTCCGTGAACCGGATCCCGGTAGCGCGTTTATAAAGCGCTTTCTCTACCTTGCCGCTGTCAAACTCATCCTTGCCCTTGCGTATGGCTTCCTCAAATTTCGGATGCTGCTTTCGCCACTCGTAAATCGTATCTCTGTGAACCCCGAACAGTTTGGCCAGTTTTTCGTCAGTAGCCCCCAGGTCGGCACACGCTACTCGCGCCTGCTCAATGAATTCTTCTTTGAAATCGGTAGGTCTGCCACGGCCCATAAACTCACTTCTTTTGGCTTTCCTTCAGGGCTGCTTCCAAGCCATCTCTAAAGCCGCCCAGGACGATTTTCAGCATATCAATGTAATCGCCGGTCAGAAATGGCATTTCAGGGGGTTGCAGCTCCGGGAATTCGAGGAGATTGATCAATTTCTTTAGTTGTAGCTCGAGGAAAGGCTCATCAAGAACAAGGTCAAATCCCTTTTTAAGCAGTTCCTCATAGGAAAAAACCGTATCTCCCTGCTGCAAAGCAAGAATAGGATCGAGCCATTTATTCCATTGCTCAATCTTATCGACATTATTCCTGCCCACATAGTAACCAATCGTAGTCGCGCTAATGTCTGCGCCGGTCTCAGTCGTTGCGTCTTTCTTGATCGACACGCCTGCGCACCCTATCAAGAAGGGTATCACTATGGCGAGTATCAATAGGTTTCTTTTCATTTGATAGCGCCCTATCTAAGATTTTTGTTACGACCTTTTCGGCTATAAGCCAGGCCAGAGCCTTCCACATATCACTCGCCCTTTTTTGGAATGAGACCGAAAAGCTCACCGACTAGCGTACTGATCTTATCATCGAGTACACTCGGGGTCATTTTGGCAATGCCTTTGAGCAATCCGAGGAAAAGAATGATTGCCAAGCTATTGCCTCCCACAAACTCAATGATGTACGGATCCGCTGTAAACATGGTTTCTCCTACACTTGAAGGTTATTGGATTGCTACTCTATCCTATCCACCAGGCCATAGCTCAGTGCTTTCTCAGCCGAGAACCAGGTGGTTTGATGCTCGAGCTCTCCCCACTCCTCTTCGGTGAGGTTGCTGTACTGAACCAATTTGGAAATGTAGCGATTGCGAAGCAGCTCCATGAGCCTGTTCTGCGATCTAATATCACTAGCGGTTTCCCTTCCGGGCCACTTCCATATTGAGGTTTCATGAACCATGAAGATCGTACCGGGAGCAGCTAGACGCTCATTGCATACAGCAAAAACAGGCACAGCAGCACTGGCCACGATACCGGAGGCATGGGCAACAATGTGAAAGCCTGCTTTTTTAGCTCTCTCCATCTGATCAGCGAGGGCCAGCCCGGAAAAGGCATCTCCACCGGGGGAATTGATGAAAATGTTCAGTTTTCGAATGTCCGTGGTCTTGGTAAGCACACAAATGTCATTCCACATATTCGTGACGTCTGCCACGGTAAGCGCACTAAATATTTTTATGTATGCCTCATCCTTGCAGATGAAAGACAGGTTTGAAAGTTCACCGCCCGGATTGCGAACCTGCATGCTCTTACGAACAATATCCTGGTCCTCTTCGCTTTCCTCGGAGACAGTGACCGGCTGATCAATGGCCTTAACAGTCAGCACGATCTCTTGAGGAACAGATTTAAGGGCTGGGACGCAGCCGGAAACGAAAAAGAAAGAGACAATGATGATAAAAAGCCAGGTATATGCTTTCATATCGGCTTTACCTCCTCTGCTACCCTGTCAGCATGACAGGTAAAGCATTCTTGTTTTTGGGCCTCGGTATAGGTGTATTCGCGATAATGCAGTTTGTCTGTATCGAAGGAGAACACATGAGGCTCATTGAGTTTAAAATACCGGTATGCCAAAACATTGCCATAGGCATCTGTTAGCAAGGCCACATGATCGATGGGCGAGGCTGTATCCACATTTGCGAGTATTACCCATACAGTTGAATAATCTTGCTGTAGGGTGCCCGCGTATGTCCATTTTGTCTCATTATTGAATTCGTGGGGATCCAGCTCACCATCCCAGGTGTAATCGGGATCCTCAGAAATAACTTCTTCCGGTGCATCTTTACGTGATTGCGTAGTCGCGCAGCCCTGCAGCAAAAAGAGTAAGGCAATGCCTATGATCACCAGAAGAGTCACCACGGCTTTCCAGCCGGTGTGCTTCCAAATGGTAGCTAAAAACATCATGGTTTTGCCTCTGTTAAAGGGTTAATGCCTTCCGAAAAGCAGCCAGATCAAACTTGTTTCCCGGACAGCTCTTATATGCTGCATACTCCCTGTGACCCCTCACGCGGTTGACAGGGATCTCGAGCATGTAGAGCAGGGATTTGACGAGCTTGACGCCGAGATCCCATTGTTCCTTTGGGGGTGGGATCTTATCGAAATTGCCGATAAAGCAGATCCCTACTGATTTCTGATTCATACCGTTCTGTTTGCAGTGGGCCCCAGGCTCCGGGACGAAACGGCCATGCAGGATCTCATATCTATCGCCAATGAGTTCTATGCCATAGTGATAGCCGATATCATTCCAGCCGAGGGTTCCGACATGATACCGCCGTATGGCATCCCAGGAGACTGTTTGGCTGTCGTGAGTCAGACTGTGATGGAGAAGGATATAGGTCGGGAAATCCTGATCTGCCATTTCATTGAGTTGTTTTTCAATTTCCATGACTTCATGAGTGAGCTGCCGGAGCAAATGCCCCATTATCATTGTACGGTTTCGTACCAGGTCCTTTATCTGCTCACTTTTCATTAGCTCCTCTTTTTGGTTTGCCCGGCTGGGAAAAGGAGGCTAAACCCAACCGGGCTTGCCGCAGGATGAGGATGTTGTGTTGTAGACTAGAGGATACAAAAGAAACAAAAGGTTTGCTAAACGGGTCTCAAGAACGGGTTAATGGGGCGGGTGTCAAGGGCGGGTCTCAAGAACGGGTATTTTCATCTTTTTTTGAGGGATTCATTTTTTTTGAGAAAAACTCTCTGATCTTAAACTCATATCCCCACACAACGCGTCGGCGGCTCTTTCCTTTCCCTTTCCAGTGAGGACCGAACACAATACCTTTCTCGAGCATTTCCTTACCGTATTGCTTTCTCACGTAGTCAGCGCACCACGGAGTGCAGCGTCGCGCAATCTCCAACCAAGTTTCTATCGTGTAGCTGTCAAGCATAAGGTCTGTCATTTTTTTAGTGTCGGAAAATTATCTTTGATGCACTCCCATCCTGTACTGCCGCCTATCTTCAGTCTCATCGATCTTCCATAACAACCAGGTTTCATCAATCTCCGCAATACAGTAAGGAATACGCTTCTTCCTAAAATCCCATGCCCACCGCTGCAGGATCCTCACATCATTAACTTTCTTCTTCTTCGCAACGATAAAGGCACAGATTTTCCGGCCAGTATTGTAGGCAATCAATAGCTTTTGAATGCCGAATTCCTCAATTATGCGGCCCTGGTTGAACTGGTAGTCCTTTTTCTTCCCCGGCATCCTCCATCTCCTTGATGTTTTTATCCAATTGCTTAACCTGTTTTTTTAGCAGCTCGATACTTTCCTCAGCCGCTTTCTTTTGCCCCTCGAGAAAATCCCTGTGGCTCATCCACGTCTTGCCCTTGTTCTCATCTGCAAATAGGCCCTGATCGATCTTGATAGACAGGGTTTTTTTGCAGTAAGGGCAAGTGTACTTGATTACTGTGTCCTGAGAGGGACACTGCAGATCTGCTGTATCTGCTCCCAAAAACAGGAAAAACCCAATAACACATAGAATTGCTAATAATGCTTTCATAAACCCTCCTTACATTTCTCACAGATTAAGTTATCCCAACCGGCAAGCTCTTTGTCTTTGCCGCATTCTTTACAGGGCCCGAACACATGAGCCCCTATTTGCTGATACTTCTTAGGATCGAACTTGAATCCCTTAAAATGCTTTTCGATCTCATCCAAAAGCCAGGATCCTTTTTTGAAGAGAGCGTAATGAGATTTATACGAGTAGCCTTTGGTTTCGATTTTGTTGTTGAGAAAATCGAGAGCCCACTCCAATTGATCCTCGGGCATCTCTTCCCTCAGCTTCTCTATTTCCTCATTAGTCATTAAAACATACTCTCTTATCTTATCTTTACTTAACTTAACTTGTGCGGGAGTAGATCCCGGCGTTACTCCTGGAGTAGGTCCAGGACTAGGCTGAATTCCAGTAGGGGCGGGAATTCCAGAAGGCTTCTCTCTATCCTTTCTAAGAATTTGCTCGTCTTTGAATCTCCGTAACTGAAGATACCGATCACCGTCATTTTGATATAAAACAATGAGTTCCTTTTCCGCCAATTCCAGAAGCATTTTATCTATCTTTCCCGGAGTCATGTGTTTTAATCGAGGAAAGATATTGCCTTTTACTACATAAGGATCCGCAGAGAACCGGCCTTCAATATCAAGGTGAGGTATCAACCAGGTATAAAGCAACCGGGCTGAATCTGAGGACAGTTTGTTTACCCGCCTACTATCTGAGATTTTCTTTTTCAACATCCGACCTTCAGGCACTCATCCCTCCCTTATTTCCTCAATCGGATACTTCCAGGCCTTACATCCTATACATTCCGGATCTTTCTCTGTCCACCGATGCCAAAAACAAACCTCGGGCCTTATCCGGCGCTCTTTACCTTTATAAAAACACAGAATGCGCTTGTTCTCATCTTCCGGGTTGGATTCAAGATCAAAGGATGCTTCTATCAAAACTTCGTTTCCTTTATCGCCATTATTATTTTATGTGCGACTTGCGGGACGATGCTGTTTCCCAGCCCGCTAAGTAAGCTACGGTGTAACCCATCAACCACGCCGAAAGTGTCATCAGGCGCTCTGCGAACTTTTCCGTCAGCGCAAGAGAGCCAGAGGGAGTTATCCCACGTATTGGTTTTTGCCATTCCCCGTTGACTTGATTGTGTGCCGCTGGATTTGGACTCATGCTCTGCGGTGTCGGCCAAGTCGCCTTGACTTGATTCCGGAGTCTTTGTTGTGAGGTTGTCGGATTCCCATTGTGATATGCCTGGATTGCTTTCGGCCCATCCGACACTACCTGATCCTTTGCCGAGGGCGTGAGCCACGATCCAATACCTCGCCCTGAGTTGCGGGGCATTGACGGCGCAAGCTGGAATGATAAGCGGCGGTGCGACTTCGTAACCTTGGGCTTCCAGGTCAACAAGTATTCCTCCGAGCCCCACGTCGTCGATCCCAGGAGGGTTTTCAAAAAGACACCAATCGGGCCTTGCCTCGGAAACGACTCTAAGAGCTTCACCCCAGAGCCAGCGGTCGTCTTTCTTGCCTCCCTGCTTCCCGGCACGACTCGCAGGCTGGCAGGGTACGCCGGCAGTAAGCAAGAATCTTCCCCGCCATCTGGTTCCGTCGAACTCTCGAACGTCAGGCACAATTGGGATTCCAGGCCATGTTCGTTCAAGAAAGTGTCTGCATCGTTTGTCATTTTCACACATCACATCCGTTTGTATGCCTGCCCAATGACAGGCAAGGGTGAAGCCGCCTATTCCCGTGAAGAGGTCAATGTGGGCCACACAACCCCTCCCTCTCCGCGAACCAATCCTCGACCATCATTACGCCCTCGCCCACTATCTCGCCAACATCTCGAGGCACCCTGATTAGGATGCCGGCGCGATCGATAAGGAAGTCATACGGGCTCGAATCGTGACGGAGATAGTCAAAGGAGATGCGGATTCTCATTCCCCCTCGATCTCCACTTTTACCCCTTGCTGTTCGGCGCCATAGATAACTTGCTCCTGCCAGGCAACGATAGCCTTATGAGAATCGGTTTCCAGGATCCCCGACTTAACAAGGCCATCGAAAATAAATTTCTTTGCCGCTACCACGTTATCAGGATCCCGGCGCCGGTCCTTTTCATACCAGGTCAGCTTAATAAAGGCCTGCTTCACCTTGCGGAGATCTGCCTGGAGAATTTCGTAATAAACGATGCCGGTCCATTCCTGTTTCATGCGGTTGTATAGATAACGAGAAGAGTTTGATGCGGCAATCATCTTATTAAGGTCAGGAAAGCGGCCTTTGATGAAAAGAGTTTGAATCATGGGCTTTGTCCTACACCTGTCAGCCGAGTGTCAGACAGACACCACAAAAAAACTATGGTAAGGTGTCCAACACGGCCTTAACGGTTTTCCAATGATCCCGGAGCTTATCTTTGTATGCGTAATGAGCCATGTAGAAATACATACCCTCGCGGGCAAGATCAGTCTTTGTGAGATTGTTTTCAAAACAGAAGTCTTTAACTTCTTCCTCGCGGTTAGGTTCAATGCGGAATTGAATGCGGGAGTCTTTGGATTGCTCGGGGATAACCTCAGGAGAACCTTTGATTAGCTGTTTCTCAATATGAGAATTGCGGAAATCAAAGTTTTGCTGGGTCATGGCGCCTCCATTTTTTTGTTGCCAATTTGCAAAAGACAAGGTTTAATTAGCGGAGATCACCTGCATCACTTTTTCGATATTTCGCAGGTGCATGGATTCACTCTGCCCATTGAGCCAGCGATAAAGATTGCTCGGGGTAATCCCGGCCCTTTGAGCCAGTTTGTGAATGCTCCACCCTGTCCGCTGCAAAAAAGCGGTAATTTCTGCCTTATAGTTCATGAAGGCGCTTTTAGCACTAATGCAAATATTTGTCAAGCTATTTTGTTCGATTGCAAAAAAGGAGCCACATGAGTACAATCGAAAGAGCAGAAGCGGCGCGGAAAAAAATGATGGAATGGATTCGGGGGGAACTGGAAATAGCCTTAGAAAAGGAAGGAAACGAGAGTGCTCTTGCAAAAAGGCTCGGGTTCTCTCCGGGGGATCTTACGAGGTTTAAGAACAGGGATCCGGAGAAAGAAGATCCTCCCCTCGAGACATTCCTTAAAATCTTTTACGGCCTTGAACTATCATTGATTGAGCTAATTCTAACCGTGAATCCCAGGAGATACCGCACCTTTTCAATCGGCCGGTATTTCACCGAGGAAGAATTGCTGCGGTTTGAGGAATTAAGCCATGAGAGAAAAGAAATGCTTATCAGCATATTGAAAGCAGTTTTAGCCAAACCGGACGAGAGCATCACTCTCCACGACAAAGTTCTGGGTATATAAGCCCCGCCTGGTTTTCCTGCCTCATACCCCTTTTTTTCACTTTTTTTTGGCGTTAATGCAAAAAAATGCTTGACTTCTTTTGCATTAGTGCTAAAATAAGACCAAACAATAATTTAACAGGGGGGCAAGATGATCAATTGGGAGAAACTAACTAGGGGCGACATGAATCTTATAAATCATGTCACGGATCGGGCAGTAAATATGTTCCCGCAACTCGACAGACTGTCTATCCACATGGATGTGAGCGCAGTGCATATCAGCGGCTGCAAGCTGGATCTTCAAAAACTGTTGAAGTTTGATGATTTCAACTTCGCCCACGATATTGCTGGGATCAGGAGCCATATCAATCGGCAAACGGGGGAACTTCAAGATTGTTTCGTTCCTCGATGTAGTTAGGAGAGGCAACATGAAACCTAGTTATCGTTTTGGGATCCGTTGGATCGCCAGAAATGACAATGCTGGTGACAATGACGATGTGGAAACGATCGCCGGTTATATCAGCGTGTTACTTTTGGCTGATCTATTTGGTAAGGATCCCGGCACGGTTGCCAAAGACGTTATCAAGTTTAGAGAAGGGGGGACAAGATGAAAACAGGCAAGAGAGTATGGTTTGGAGAAAGCAGCATTGAAGCTATGGCTCGATTTATACTCGAGCTCGTTTTTCATGGTGCTTCGTATGAAATCGAAAACACTGATACTGGTTGGTTCGTAACGGTGTTACACGCCTAAGCCTTTACGGTGCTCAGGGCTCCGGTCCTGGGTAGCCGTAAGAGCTTAACTAAAGGGGAGGGCAGGATGAATAACACAATTTTTATTGAAGGAAACTTCGACACAAGGGCAGTTCATCTTAACGGAAAACTTCTATCCCCGAGGCGATCTCAGAAAGCCTACAATCACAGCCCCGATGGTTTTAATTGGGGATATGGTGGCTCGGGCCCTTCACAACTAGCATTGGCATTGATGCTTGAACTAGCTCCAGAACAGGCAATGAATCACTATCAGGATTTCAAGTGGGCTCTTGTGGCGAGGTTGCCGGAAGGAGATTTCAAGATTTTTCTTTCTAAGAGTAGATTTCAAAAATGGCTAAAAGCCCCGGCTTCTACAATGTCATTGCTCGACTAACCTCTTGTCCCCCTGGCTCTCCCCACCCTTTGACTCTTTCCTCCGGGGAGGGCCAGTAGAGAGGAGGTAAGCACATGAAGAAACTCTTTGTAATCTTAATTCCCTTAATTCTTCTCCTGCCTATGAGTGCGGGAGCCGTAATTTTCACCTTTGAAAACCACTCGAATCAAACAGCTTATTATTGGGCCTGGTGGGTAGATCATCCCCATAAGGAGATTCTCGGACCAATGAATATTTGCGGGGGAGAGGTTCAAAAAGGAGACAGCCATCAAGTGAGTTATCAGTATCCTGCAGGTATTTATGGTTTTCGAATTACCATAGGTGAATCTGAATTTGAAGATCTATACAAAATATCCGCTGATATGAATGTCGTGATTTCAATTGGCGAGGATGGGGTTGAGTTATTAGGGACGGCTTTGGACAGGATATAAAAGTCTCCGGTGTGCGCCGAAAAGTCTATCTACAGTAAAGAATGCCAAAAGGCGTTAAAACAGAGGTAGCGTTTCGGACGGCACCAGGGGATTTTCGATTTGCTCTTTGAAATGCTGGCACCCATGAGAAACCCTCCGGTGCAGTAGGGTAAAGGTGGGAAAAAAGATCTGAGGTTCCCGAGAGGGTTAATCCATGCAATGCCAGCGCCCAACAATGCTAATGAGCCAGGGCCTTTCAAATACAGAATCAGAAGGTCGCGCTCCCTGGCCATTAGCACCAAACCGATGCCCCGAATAGAGGGGCAGATGAAGGGGCTAGGCGAGCATCGTTAATTGCATTGGGTTAGGTCGGCGGTCAACGGACGCCAAATTAAACCGACCTCCTAGCCCCACCCCTAAAGGCAATAACCTGAGAGGTTCATATCCAGCTCTTCTTAGGAATTGCAGAAACGGCATTTATTGTTAATCCCGAAAGGGCGCAACGAGGCCTGCGATAGTGGCCCCACATAAAAAGCCTAGAGAAAGGGGGTTCTATGGCGACTGAAGATAAGATATTCACAATTTTTCAGGAGATCCAGGGACTCGAGCGCGAAAGGTGCGCTTTGATCTGTGATGAAGTGGCCAAACGCTATCCGGTCGATATTTTCCCGAGGAATGGGAAAAGCCTGGATTGCTTAGGAGCAAAAATGGCGCGGTTGACTTGCGCGAACATCAAAAGGCTGATCATAGGGAGAAATGGACAAGGCTAACTACATCCGGGTGACAGAAGTCCTCGGTATTTATGTCGATTTCTCCAAGATCAAGCCGGATGTTCTTGATTTCGCCACGGACCGGGGCAGCAGAGTACACGCTTTGACAGCGGGCTATGCTCAGGATGTTTGGATACCGGAGATCCCCGAATACTGTAAAGGCTATTTCGACAGTTTCACCGGATGGTTTGATAAGCATGTAGTCAGAGTGATCTATGTCGAGGAGCGATTCTATAACAACGTCTATTTCTATGCCGGGCAACCGGATTTCATCCTGGAAATGAGAAGCGAGGGGATTGTATTGATCGATGAGAAAACCCCGCAGACTCACTATCCAACCTGGGCGGGGCAGCTTGCCGCTTACCTGAACTTGGAAATAGCAAAGCCAGAGGAACGGTTAGCTTACAGTGGATACCCCCATCAACTCCTCATTATTGATAAAGGTGGATCCCTGCAACTGGATCCCCACGGCAAGAATGCCCGGATGAATTGGTATAAGGAAAGTGCAGAGGACTACGCGCAATTCCTTCATGCTTTGTCAGCATATCGATATTTTACAGAAAGGAGATAATCAAAATGCCAGTAAACTTCGCAACGATCGGGGAAAGCAAAAAGACAAAACAAACAACCAAAGCCCCCCCACCCCAAAACGATCAGATCATTACACTGAATACAGCCCTGGTAAACCAGCTTAATGCTTTTATCGCGCAGGGAGAGGAGATCAAGGCGCAGGCCCTCAAGATCAAAGTGAAAGATGATAAGACGAAAGAAACAGCCACGGACCTCGGCGCCAGGATCCACAAGTTCATAAAAGAGATTGATGCCAAGGCAGACGATATTATAGCAGCACCGAAAAACTTTCTGAATACTGCTAACAATATCCGTAAAAAGGTCAAGAAGCCTTTTGAGGAAAGTAAAGATTATCTCAAGGGCGAACTCAAACAGCACAAGGCGCGGGAAGAATTGGCAGCGGCACAGCGCAGAGAAGCAGCCCGGAAAGCTACCGAAGAATTGGAAAAGAAACTCAACGAGGAAGCCAAGGCCTCCGGGATCCAAGAGAACATTAAGGTGGATCCGATTGCAACCCCCGGCGTGGATAATATCACTCGAGCAGAGAGCGGAACTTCTTTCGGCAAGAAGAAACCTGTAGTCGAGGTTGTGGATCTTGAAAAGGTCCCGCGTGAATATCTCAAAATCGAAATAAGACTAAAAGCGGTGCAAGATGCTATGCGCCAGGGAGTGACGGAGATCCCCGGTCTAAAGCTGGATTGGGAGGACGACATAGAATTTCGATAGATGATTAAGCGCACGGCGCTTAATAATAGCTCGGCCAGGCTGTCTCTACGACCTTCATTGTAGAGTGCGCTACAGCCTGACCGGGCACCACACTTTAACCAAAGGAGAGAAAGCATGGCAGAAACGAAAGCCGCAGTCGTGCGGTACGAGGCAAGGGACGGACAGCAGATAGAGCTTACCTTTGACACGGTTAAGCGGTATCTCGTCCAGGGACATCCTGAATTTGTGACAGTGCAGGAGTTTATGTACTTCATGGGTGTCTGTCAATCTCAGGGAATGAATCCTTTTAAGAAGGATTGTTACCTGATCAAATACACTCAGAAGGATTCAGCCGCGATCATAAGCGCCATTGGTTTTTTGAGGAGCCGGGCAAAGGCGCAGCCTGATTGCAAAGGCTGGAATGCTGGGATCATTTTACAGAAAAACGGGCAGCTCGAATACCGGGAAGGAACTCTCATCCTGGATGGCGAAAAGCTGGTGGGCGGTTGGTTTCAGGCGAAACCCGCTGGTTGGGATGAACCTATCAAGTGGACTGTTCCCCTGAAAAGCTATCTGAAGCGAAGGCAGGACGGCAATCTTACCCGATTTTGGGAGCCCGACAATCAGCCTGGCCAGATTGCCAAGGTTGCAGAGGTCCAAGGTCTGAGGAAATGCTGGCCAGATGAATTCCAGAATCTCTATACCGATGCAGAGATTTCCCCGGACGATGGAGTAAAGGGGCTAACAGAGATCCCGGAGCATATAGCAGAAAGTGAAGGCGAGGAGACTGTGGATCCTAACGCTCATACAGAATTCGACGCAGCAGTCGGAAAACTCAAGGC